AAGATAAACTTCGTATTTATAAAAGATTTGAAAATTTAAGTAAAAAAGCTGAAGAAAAAAATCAGTTTGCAGCGGCGATTAATGCAGAATTCCGAGCAGGGCAGATGGCAGGTCATTTTGTAGATAACAAAGTTATTACTCATCTCGGTTTAGAAGGGATGTCCCGTGAACAACTTGAACGTAGGCTTGAAGAGCTTGAAAATAAAATCGAATCTTCAAGAAACATCATTGACGTCACGCCAGAAGCAATTACTGAAAAGTCCTGATTGGAAGGACTTTATAGTTGTTTTTAACGAGATACATAACACACCAAAGCTATCGACAAATGTTGGTATTGTTAGTATCAAGATTAAATAATGCCTTTTGAAAATAGACATCAAATCAAAAACCCATTAGTTACAGTTTTGTGGGTAGACATAACTTCAGATTCAAATTGGAAAGAGCCTAAAGACTTTGATAAAGAAACTTTACCTGTATGTGTATCTACAGGTTATATGTGGTCAAAAAATAATAACTTTGTAAAGTTATTTGCTGATTACTCTTTAAAAGATAATGGAGAAATAGATGATTTGGGCAATACAACAATCATTCCAACTTCAGTAATAATTAAAATTATTGATCCGATAAAATATGGCAAAGACCAACGAAGCAAAGCTCTGGTTAAGAATAAAAAATTTAAAGATTAAAGGTCACTTTACTCGCATAGAATCTAGTACTTTAAATGGAATTCCTGATGTAAATGCTTGTCATTCTGGCGCTGAATATTGGCTCGAACTTAAATCAAATGATCTCAAGGATTGTGGCTTATCGAAGTGGCAAATCAACTGGCATTATGATCGTATCAAAGCTGGTGGCTTCGTGTTTATCTTGAATAAGACCCTTGTTCCGAGAGCCTTGAAACTTTTGAGGTTGAACCTCGTATCTCGTGCCACGGACCTCGTAACCTCGTTCCCTGATACTGAAGACGGGCTCAGGACCATCCTGGAGCATGCAGCCTCCCTGGTGCGTGAAGCTCGTACCCCGTAGCTCGTTTCTCGCATATATCTTCTTGATAAATGTTAATCCCTTCAGTCTTCCAGCTCCCCGCAGCGTGATCCACGGATCTCGTTGAAGCTCGTTTAATTTATAGGATATTGTGATGTTAGAAGATCAGGACGCTGGAAGGTAGAAAGATCCGTGAAGCTGGGTTATAATTCATGTGGGGACAAGGTGTTTATCATTTTCCTTTCTTACTTGTCCCCCTAATCTCGTACCTCGCATCTGAATGTGTTTTGAAACAATCCTCTAGACTCACGGCTCAGGATCCCTGCGGAGCTGGTGGAAAAATATTTTTGCAAATAGCTCTTGACTTCTGAGCTGAAGCGTCTTATGTCGATGGGACAAAATCAACAGGAGAAAGCAATGAAGAAATACAGAGTAAAGATCAATTGGGGATCTCAAGATGATCAGGTGAAGACGTATGAGTTTGACACTGAAAAGGAAATGGATGCATTCCTCTACGGGGTAGACGAAGGTAACGGTTGGCTTAGTTATGATATCGCTATGTATCCAGCATGATTGCCATCTTAATCTTTTGGCATGCGCCTCTGATGTGCCTCTTTCTGGCCACGCTGCTGTGGCCGCAGAAGATGTGGTACGTGTGGGCTGCATCGTTGTTCTTCGCCGTGAAGCTTGTGGCGTGAATCTCGGACCTCGCTGGCGCAGACGCTGCCTCCCGGGCATCTAATCTTTCAGGCAGCAGGCTCCCGAAGGTGTGGTGGAAGCTCGTGGCTCGTGGACAGATGTGGGTGTTGATGTTCAACTTAAACTAGAAATCTGGGACGGGGGACAGGTCATTCCGACTTCAACTTGTTAATCCTTGTGCCTTATAGAAAGACTTTTTTACAACTAAATAGTGAAAATAGTCGCTTGACATCATTTAGCGAATATCTTATCTCTATGGGATAACTAACAATAGGAGAAAATATGGGCTTTGACTTATACGGAGTAAATCCAAAAATCAAAGAGGGTACGAAGAAACCAGAAGAGATAGATTGGAAAACTTCAACCCAAGAAGAGAAAGATGAATACTTTAAAGCCGTTGATGAGTTTGAAAGTATTAATCGTGGTGTGTACTTTCGGAATAATGTTTGGTGGTGGAGACGACTCGCCGACTATATTTTAGAGCATACCAAATGCGTGGACGAAAAGGACTTTGAAAAGTGGCAAGAGAACGGCGGTCACGAGGTAGATGAGGCAACAGCTATTCAGATAGCTAATCAACTTGAATATCTTTTGAACACAGGTCACGCAACAAAGTACAAACAAGAGATAGACGAGGAAATAAAAAAGGCAGAGGAACACAACAACAAAGTTGAAAAGATGTTGTCGGAACTTCGTTTAGAGGTTGCCAAGATTGTTGGCAAAGAGAAAGCTGAACAAATGGCACCCAGAGACTACCCAGAGCCGTTGAATAAAAAATGGTGGGAAATTACCAATCAAACGGACTACCGAGCAAACTATCCATTCAGTATTAATAATGTGAAAGAGTTCATAGAGTTCGCCAGAAATTCTGGTGGCTTTAGAATTTGCTGAACATTCAAACCACAAGGGCGAGTTAATTCTCGCCCTCGTTGGCACGGACACAAGGACAGGGTTTTATTAAACATAGACACAGGACGGCACGGGGGAACTGGTGGTGTCAAGTAAAATAAATTTATTTTAAGTCTTGTAATCTTATCGATATGGGATTATATGTTGTGAAACAAACAACAGGAGTAATCAAATGACTAAAGTAGTAAAACTAAAACAATCTACTAAAGTTAGTAAAGATGAAAAAAAGTTTTTGCTTAACTATGGTATGATGAAAGAAACCATCAAAGGTTATAAAAAACAAATGGAGTTGATGACACCAGAAATTGCAGGGCTATTCGAGAGAGTTAAATCGAATTTAATTGTACTTGTAGATATGGACAACGACTTCGAGGGTTTTGCTCAAAAAATAAATCGTAAGATGAAACGATTTGATGTGTCGAGATTCAAAGAAGAGAATACAGAAATGTATGAAAAATATTTAGTTGATAGTGAATCAACTGAATACAAAGTTGAATACAAATTAGCTAACAAGGCATAGTTATCTAATACAACCTACACTAGAAACCTAGTTATGTAGCTAGTGTAGGTTTTTTATTTTATATGAGTTGGTTTTTAATATTTTTAATTTTATTATTTTTTATACTTGTAATTAAAAAATAAATCTTTATAAGTTTAATTATAACAAACAACAGGAGTAAATATGCCAAACAATCTAATACAATTTGTAAAGAATAGTCTTGCGACTAATTCAAATACAAATCAAATTGAACAGGCGAGTGCCAATGCACTTGATACAAAGTTGAACTATCAATTTATGTACAAGCAGTTGGAAAGTGCAGTTGAGGAAATACTAATCAAGTACCCTAACGATCCGATTGTTGCTGAACTTCGAACTAATCTAATTCGCAATCTAAAACCTATCCTTACATTACTACAAGCAGAACAGGAGTAATAACTCTTGTCTTAATCTAGGGCTATTCAATAGCCCTAGATATATCTATATATCTACATACTTCCAGCATCACCAACCAGCAACCTTCTCCCAGCAGAAGTCAGGTGAGATCTATGGGGCGTGGTCGTTGAGGCTCTACATATAGGGGCACTAATCAATCTACATACTACAAATGGGGGCAACGCACAGCTTTAAGTTGCAAAGTAGGTCGGGCACCTTTAGACGAGTTGAATACATACATAGACCTAAAATTATTTATAGTTTATATTAAAGGGGACCCATGGATAAATCGCTATATACAACTGAACGTCTTCGTGAAGAAGTAGAAAAAAAATGGTTGAGTCACATAAAGTTGTGCCAAGATAATTTTTTATATTTTGTGCAGGAGGTGTGGCCTGATTTTATTTGTCGTAAGGAAAAGGACCCAAAGAAATGGGGGCACCATCAAATTATTGCAAATCAATTTACTAGTATAGCTAGTCAAAAAAAAGGGAGGCTCATTATAAATATGCCTCCACGACATACTA